ATGAACTCGTCTTCGTTTTCGGTCGGGCCGGGGCTAGGCATGAGGGGAATATATCATTGCTTGATTGAAATCACAACATGGCCTCAAGGGCGGCTTCGTCTACGATGTAACCAACGGCACAACGGCAGTTGATGACCTCATCGCCGGGGCCGGATGGATCGCCGGGGAAGGCTAGGTCAGAATCGCCCACGCGGAACGTATCGTCCATTCCGACAACCTGGCCGTTCGCCTCGCGGTGCGTCTCTCTGGTGCGGTCATCGGCAGCGGCCAGCCACTCACGGGCCAATGGCAAGCCGGTCTGCTTTGCGGCCTCCTGTGAACCATAGTTGGCAGCGCCGTGCGTCTCGGTGCGGGCGATCATCTCAGCCCTGTAGGACGAAATCTGTGGCACCAGATCGAGGATGTAGGATGCGGTGCCGCGTTGGCCCAAGCCATCCTCATAGCCTTTCCGAACTGCCCGAATGATTTGATCGCGGGTTGTTTCCGTCACCTCTGTGATGCGACGGCGGATCGCCTCTTGCTCAATAAAGCGCAACGCCCTGCGCGTCATAATCTGGGCGAAGCTTTCTTTCGTCTCCAGCTTCAAGCCTCGCGCCTTGGCTTGCTCCATGATGCGAGATCCGAACATGGTGATCGAGGCAATTGCCATCTGGCGATAGGTCGCCTCGATACGGTCCCGGAAGTCGCGCGGCAAGGTGACGTTGCCGGTCTGCTCCCAATGCTCGACCATCTCGCGCATGGCGGTTGCGATCTCGCGGTTGAGACGGCCACGGAATTGGACGGTCAACCTGTCGAGCAATGCGCCTTGACGGCGCACCTCGCGGCGCGTGTTCGAATCAACCAGCCTTCGAGCCATAAGCCAGTGCTTTCACAAGATCGGGGCTGAGTGGTTCCGGTAACGGTTCTGTTGCCATGCTCAGGGGGATTTCGGCGGAAGAAACGAACAATGTGTCACCGCCATCGATTGGCCCGTATCCCTTCAAGGCGCGGCGCTCATTGATGGTGAGGTCTTGTGACTGATCAGCCATCTGCCACATCGAAAGTCGCTTCTCAGCAATGGCCGGAATGCTGTCGATGTCAGGCTTGATCTCGACACCGTAGATGGAGCCGAGCCATGCGTTCCAATCGTTCACGATCATCTGGAGCAGCGGGAGCGCCGTGTCTTCCCAGAACGCCAGACGAGCCTCGGCATAGTTGGAATAGGTATTATCGCCAGGTATGCCGAGAAGTTGCGGCGGCACGCCGAAGGCCAAGGCAACGTCACGGGCCGAGGAGAACTTCACCTCGATGATGCCCATGTCATCCGGTGACAAGCCCATCTGCTGCCAGTCAAGGCCACCTTCGAGGAGCATCGGTCGACCGGCGTTCGAGGAGCCGGAATATTGCTCTTCTATCTGGGCCTTGAGACGGTTGAAGTTCTCGTCTGATAGCGTACCGGAATCCTTGACGGTCAATGCACCTGACGGACGCGCCGAATTCTGGAGCAATGCTTGCATCCAGTTCATGGCTTCGTTGTTCTGGTCGATGGCGTAGGAACCTGCCTCGATTGGACTCATGCCGTACCAATCGTTCAACGGGTTGAACAGCTTCAAGTGCCGCACATCGCATTCGAGCGTGCGCGGGTCCATCTCCCACCGCGCCTTGTTCTGGCCAAGCGTATATTCGTATGCAGACGGGATGCCGTTGGATGACGGAACGATCTTCATGCGGTCTGGTCGAAGCTGGTAAAGCTCCTTGACCTCGCGGCCCACCATGAACCGCTCTTCGTAGCCGTTTCCCGCGATCATCAGGAACGACACCTTGGCGCGAACGTAATCGGAATATGACTGAAGCGGGTTCGGTCGCTCAAGCAGCGTGATCAACGGGTGGTCGACCAGTTCCGTCTCGCCACGATAGACGCCAAGATTGACGGATGCGATGGCATCAGCGATCCGGTTGATGGCCTGATATGCCACCACGTTCTTGCCATAGGCTTCCTTGGCAAAGGATTCGTAGTTGCGTGGAGACCACACGGCTTGGCCGGGATTGATCACCATCAGCTTGGCGACAGCGGATTCCTTGCGCTCTTGCGGGCGGCGGAAACGGTCGAAAAGTCCCATCGATAACCTCACAAGGCGCGAACCGCAGGAGCAGACTGCGGCGCTGTCATATCGGAAATTGCACTCATTGCGGCGTCTATCATATCATCATGTGTGCCGTTGGGAAAGACCGAGGCCTCGGACATGAAATCGGCCAGGTGATCAATGTTATCCATGATGTAGACATTGCCGGATTGAACATAGGGCGCGGCATCGAAGGCGCGTGTCACTTTGTCGGTGTTGCGCTGGATCGGAATGATTGGAATGCCTTCACGTTTCAGCTTCTGGATCAGGCCGGTGCCGCTCACCTTGTCTTCGACCTTGAAGGCTCGAAGCGGCCCCTTGTCCGATGCTGCCAAATGCTTTTTCCAGAATGCCCGAGCCATTGTTTCCAGTTCTGGAGCCTCCCATTTGCCGCGTGCCATATCGAGCAGCACGATCTGTCCGGTTTGCGTTTGGCCCCAGCATTGGAAGACGGAATAGTCATTCTGCTCCTTTGTCTTTTGCGCCGTGTCGGCATAGATCGCCCGCCACTTGAGCGGCGGCATCGCATCGTAGAACCGCCACCATTCGTCCTTGAAGATGCCGCCGCCAAGTGGGGCTGGTCGTTGCATGTATTGACCAGCGAAGACGTAGGGGCTGGATTGCTCGAGGCGGTCGAGCATCTCGGGCGGGAATTGTTCCGGCCAGAACGATGAGCCATCTGGATCCCGGGCGGGGATGACAAGGCTATCCCACTTTTCACCAGAACCGCCGCTCAGAAGCCAGCCGGAAAGATCATCTTCGTGGAGCCGCTGCATGATGACGATGATTGGCGTGTCTGTCTTGTTGAGGCGTGATTGTATCGTGGTCTGATACCAGTCGATCACGTTCTGCCGCATGATAGGCGAGGTTGCCTCACCTGCCTTGTGCGGGTCATCGATGATGATGGCACCGCCGAAGCCGTCTCGCATCTTGCCAGCGCCATAGCCTGTGATGGTTCCTTCTGCGCCGGTTGCGTAGACGATGCCGCCGTGTGATGTGCGGAACTCATCCTTTGCCTTGCTATCGTCTTGAAGCGAAACCCAAGGGAAGATCGAGCGATAGGTCTCGTGCTGCATCATGGCGCGGATGTCGTATGCGTTGGATGTGGCGAGGCGCTTGGAATAGCTGGCGTGAATAAATTCGGAATCTGGTACGAGGCCGATGGTCCAAGCGATGAATGCCTTGACGGCGATCTCGGTCTTGCCGGATCGAGGCGGCACGTTGATAATGAGCCGCTTGATGCGGTGGGCGAAGACCTGCTCGAGGCTACGGCAGATTTCCCGCTGATGCCTGTTCGGCAGCATCTCTTGGTTGGTGCGGGCGCGGTAGATCGTGCGGGCGAACTTGTAGAGCCGTTGACGGTTGGCGGCTCGATGCTCACTCGGCGTCATCGTAAATCTTGTTGAGCGCAGCAAGGACGGCGGCAGCGACTGGCTCCGGTCTTAGTGATCCATCTTCGTTGGAGATGTCCACGGTTTCGCGCCAGCGTGCGCGCGTCTTGAGCCAGAAGATCATGGCGGTGGTGTCGCCAGCCTTGGCCTTGTTGAAGAGCGCACCGCCGATGGTTGCGTTGGCCTTGTCGCGTGCTTGCTTAAGTTCGGCGGAATAATACTTGTAAAGCGTCTCTTTGTGGATGCCGAGGATTTCGGCAATGCTCTCGTGCGTGGTACCGACCGTTGCGTGAAGCGAGACCAGCTGGCGTTGCGCGTCTGTCGGTGCATGAGGCTTGCGGCCTAGCTTGCCTTTGGTTTCTTCGGTCATGTCGAGGCCTCGAGTTCCTTGCGTTTTTCGGCTATGGCAACATTATATGATGCGGCGCTGTCCTTCTTCCAATCGTATCGGCTGGAAGCGACATCCTCGAATGTCTGGCCGGTGGATTCGAGCGTTGCCTTGTTGCCGGTGAATTCCTGCCAGCGTTTGACGATCACGTCGCAGTACTTGGGGTCGAGTTCCATCATCCTCGCGTGCTTTTTCTTTTTCTCGCAGGCCATCAGCGATGATCCGCTGCCGCCAAACAAATCCAAAACCGTCAAGCAGTCTTCGCCGTACTGGTCGATGCACCACTCCGAAAGAATGACTGGCTTTTGGGTAGGGTGGACGCGCTTCTGGCCATGCTCGCTGGCCTTAATCATGCCGTTCCAAGTGTGCTTAAAAATGCGAACGGCAGTTTTTTGATTGGTCCACGCTAGTTCGGCGTCGGCAAAATTGCCGGTGTTGTCTTTGTCCCACACAATCCAGCACGATGAATTTTCCAGGGCGTTGGCATAGTAGTTGCCACCCCAAATAATCTCAACTTTGGCGCTCAATGTCTTGATGACTTGAATGGCCTCAATGGCCACGTCGATGGTGTCATCTCCAGCGACCGGGGCATAAGTTCCAGTCTTGGCCAAACTATTACCGCCGACCTTGCCGCCTTTCACAATACTGATGCCATAAGGCGGATCGGTGAACACCATGTCAGCCTTACCGCCCGCCATCAGCTTGTCCACCGCGTCAATGCTAGTGCTATCGCCGCACATCAGCCGGTGATTGCCCATCAGCCACACATCACCCAGCACCGTCACCGCGCGCTCAGGCACATCCGGCACCGCATCGGGATCGGTCAAGCCCTCGGTCTTCTCCGCGAGGAAGTTCTCAAGTTCGCCGGGATCGAAGCCGGTGAGGGACAGATCGAAGTCCATGCCTTGCAAATCACCGATTTCGACTTTCAGCAGATCAATGTCCCATCCGGCATCGAGCGCCATCCGGTTGTCGGCGATGACATAGGCGCGCTTCTGGGCCTCCGTGAGGTGGCTCGCCTCAACGCACGGCACTTCCTTCAGTCCCAGTTTGTTCGCCGCCAAGACGCGTCCGTGGCCCGCCACGATGCCATTCTTCCCGTCCGTCACCACCGGGTTGATGAATCCAAATTCCTTGATCGATGACGCGATCTTGGTGACCTGGGCCTCGGAGTGCGTCCGGCTGTTGCGGGCGTACGGGATGAGGTCGGAGGTTGGAATCAGCTTATAGGTCAGCATTGCTGTCCTTTTTATTGTCGGTTTTTGTGACTGCCTTAACGGCAAGTTCGATATATCGCGGGATCGGCTGCTTGCCGGTTTCATAGGCTCGAAAGGTGTTGCGTGCGAGGCCAAGGGCTTCTGCTGCCTTGCGCTTCGATAGGGCGACTGAGGTGCGCCATTGGATGAGTTCGTCTGGTGTCATGCGGCGCAATATAGAGCAAAAAAAACCCCGCCACAAGGGCGGGGCTGAGTTACTGCGGCGGGAGGAGTAAACCGCAGGGGGAGAGATTACCAATACGTCATCTTAGGCACGGCGACACCTAATCGTCTAGCCTGTTCCCGCATCTCGCGGAATGCCTTTACTTCGTTCTGCCGGATGCGTTCGCGTGTGACGCCATAGTCCTTGGCGATCTCTTCGAGCGTCTGTTCCGGTTCGCCGGTGAGGCCGAAACGGGCTTCGATCATGGCTCGGCGCTTTGGGTGTGTGATGGCAGCGACCAGCTTGGCGAGGAGAGGCTTATCCACTTCCAGGCTCGACGGTGCGGCGATCTGGGCTAGTTGCTCGGCGTCGATCTCTGCCTCAATGGAGTTGCGGGCGGTGAGCAGGTCACGCATGTGGTGCGGCCAAAGTTCTTCCGGCTCGATGCGAAGTGCTGATGAGATGTCCATTGCGAGTTCTGACCAGTCACCATTGGCGATGGGCTTTAGCTTGAAGTTGAGAAGTTCGCCAATGCGTTGGGGCGTGGTGCCGATGAACTTGGCGAACTCGGCTTGTGATTTGAACCCTGCGGCCTTGATGGCGCGAAGGAGTCTGGCATTGCGAACGGTGACTTTGACTGCGAAGTCGGTCATTGGTGAGGTTCCGGCAGTGGCATCCATGCGGTGACGTTATTGAGTTTTTCGCCTCGGGGCCCGTCATCGTGCCACCGTTGGCTTGTTTTATTCCATCGGGCGATGCGGATGCGATGGAAAGTTTCGACGGGACCGCCGAACATGGCAAGCTCGAATTTGCTGGTCTCGTAGGTACAGGTTACGAGGACACATCCTTCGGGCTTGCGGTCGCCTTTGGCGATGGGGGTCCATGTGGCGGTCATTCGGTCCTCGTGACTTTGGTGCCGATGATGCCTTTGAGGCTGATCTTGCGACAGGTGTAGCGGCGTGGGCGGTAGTAGCGGGCGGCATCGTGCTGGAGCGATTTGGAACTCCGACCGGGTGCGAAGAAGGATTCGCCGATCTCGATGGTGCGCCACGGATACTTGGGCGGGCGTCCATTGGGCTTAGGCTGGCTAGTCACTTCGAAGCCTCCTCTGCCCGATAAACAATCCAGATCGAACGTGCGCGGGGCGTCAGGTTGCCGATGCTGATGGCCATGTCGGCCATGCGGAGGCGGGCGGCTTTGGACTTGGTGTGGCGGCGCATCTCCTCGATGACGAGGATGGCTTCCTCACCAGTCTGTGGCGGCTTGCGGGGGCGGGTGGAGAGTTCGGCCATTGCTGCGTGGCCTTTTGCGAGGATGTCGGCTGCGGTGGTCATTTGTGGCTCCTATTGGGTGGGTGGGTGAGGGGCGCATGGCCCCTCGGTTAGGCGGCTACCTTGATCCCGCAACCGTCGATGCAAAGCCAGTTCTTTCCGCTCTGGACGAATGCGCCGTTCTTTGCGGCCTTTACCATGTTGATGTGCTTCGAGGTGAGCTTGGTGGCCTTGGTCATGGTGCAAAGGTATACGGTGCGACCTTCAGCCAAGTGCGACTGGATCATTGCAACGCGGCGGCGCGCCTTGTGCCAAGTGAAAAAGCGGTTTGCCTTCATTTCGCTGTTCTTCATCTGCGTCTCTCCCTTGTTGATGTCCCTTCATCCCATACCTTGCAAAAACTTGCAAGCGTTATGTTGCAGAAAAGTGCAAGAAAAATATCTGACGCCAGGGAAGGCCGGTGAACCTAGTCTATAGGCCCATGCTAGGGGGTTGGGGAATTACCATTAACAGATAGCAGCCACTAGACATGCCCTGTCCCGGAAAAGAATCGCGAGGAACCCTACTAAACACTAGACTTCTCTTATAATAGGGTTTTTTTTTTATTTATAAGTACACCTTCTTCCCCCTCTCTTTCTGGGTGGGAGAGAGTGTATCTGCGTTTGTCCCGGAAATTAAATAGTTTTAATGTTTTCTTCTTAAAGATCAAAGACTTAGCACTGCTGAATTACTTATTTCTATGTTCCGGCAAAGGATTGATGGCGAGAATTGTCAGAAACGGCCCGCCAGCGGCTTTCATGGTGCCTGAGCCACCACCCTAGCGGCTACCCATAAGAAACGCCCACAATGCCCGTTTCTGTTGAATGGCACGGCATCACACAAGCATAGGCCATCATCCTGGATGCGCCCCATAAGCAAAAGCCCCCGGAGTCATCCGAGGGCCTATGAATCTTGCCGTTGCGTTATATGACGCTAGGTAACGTCGGCTGTCTTCTTGGAAGTTGTGCTTTCTCGTTTGTACCACTTTGAGATGTGGTCGAGGGTCCAGCCTTCATCTGGCAAGAATTGTATGAGCGCAGTGCACTGGTTGCCCTCAGGGTCAAGTACAAGCAATTTAGCGGTTGGTTTTGGAACGGCTCGATAGAAGAACCCAATGATCTGGATTTGATAACCTTCTCCGGTTGCCCAATGCGCGGCTTGTTGAATGTCCAAAAACATGCACCTAATGTCATAGATTGCGGACATGGCAACATTACCACATTCATCTTCCTTGATCTTCATCCTATCTCTCCTTTACGGGGCAAACCATGCCATCCGGGGGCGACCCCTCTTCCCCTCGGTGGTGTTCCGGCACTCAATCCCATGATCGGCCACAAGAGTGTCAATCACGGCCTTCCGGTCTATCGGCTTCATGCCCTTGTATCCTCGGATCGCAGCCGCAAGTTCCGGCTCTGATATGCCCTTCAAGCCTGATCCTTGTATCTTTTCATAGACTTGCTTGCAAGTTTTCTCGAATGCACCATCTGCCATCTTCCGCTTCAAACCGTCAACGGCGCGGTACGCATAGAACCTGGCATAATCGATTGCCCACTTCATGCTTTCCCGGCTCACATCTCGCTCGTTGCAACTCACCGCTACGATGAGGGCAAGCCGCATGGCAATCTCTTTCGTGCGGCCAAACATGGCATCCAACCCGAATCGGTCATGCGCGTTCATGGCATCAATCATTTCGGCGTCGAAGTTCACAATCATCTCTGCGCATTCGGGCGCAAAGTTCATCAGGATCGGTGAGGGCGGCGTCTCGTGGCTATCGGCGTCCAGGTTCCCGGCTTTCGCAGTGGCGCATCCCTTGGCCCATTCAATGAGCCGTTCGGCTGGCTGGATCATCCGCCGCATTTGCGAGACCTGCCGCCCGATTGGGCTTTCCACGATGAGGAAGCGGCCCAAAAACCCGTCGAGGACCGATTGCGAGGATATGCCATCAAAGAGGGTTGAAGGCGTGGTCATGGTCAAAAGCGTCAGTGACGGGTTGCGGACGAAGCGGTCTAACTCTTTGGCATCCTGTTTTCGCAATCCGAACTTGCTCATGCCGTGGCCTCGCAGGATGCTATCTTGTCTCCCAAAAGCCTCCATGATGGTAGTCTGTGCATCTGCCTTGTGATGGTTCCCTTGCGCCTTGGTCGATTGCAAGACGCGGCCCAGTTCGTCGATGACGGCAATGTGGCATGGCTGATCGATCAGAGACGAAATGACACCCGATGCAGACGAATAACCAGCAGGTCCGATCAGGCGTTCGAGGCTTGCCGCTTCGAGCAGCTTCTCGATCACCGTCTTGGCGTGCTCCTTTCCGGCGGATGAAACGGCCACGTTCAAAAAGTATAGGCTCGAATAGTTGCGCTGGTCCGTCATCCATCTCCGCCCCATGACAACGCTGCCAAAGGCAAGTGCCGCTTGCACGGCAAACTGCGGCTGAGCTCGAGCAGCTGTTGCGTTGTAATAGGTCACGACATCCTGAAGGATGCCAGGAACCGTAAGAAGATGCGGCGGGATGGCCGACAATGGATCGCTAGGTGGCGCAGCACGGCGGATCTTGCTGATGTTGTTCGCTACATCACCGCCGTGCGAGATGTATTCATCGTCATCCGGTCCGTATTTGTAGACAGGATTGTTGCTGATGTTGAGATAATCTGCAGCCGCCTTGATGGCCTCACGCATGTTCCCGGCGTGCTCGAATTGTAGGTAAAGTTCAAAGCAATCGAAGGCGTGTTCGTTGCCAAACGGATCGGAACCGTGGTGGCTGAAGGCAGTGTTATTGTCGAAGACGTTGCAACCGGCCAGCTTGGTCCCGCTGTTCGGGGACAGATACCGATTCGGTGCGGTGCGCTTGTAGCCATACTTGACCAGCAACTCTCCGATATTGTGCGCTGCATTATAGGCGTCGATCACCGATGTGCCGGGATTGGGTGCTCGAACCCGCACCGGGGCTTGATACTCAGGCCTGACCTTCCACGGGCATAGGTCCATCATTTGCGGGCGGAACTTGTCCCATTCGTCCCACATGACTTGCAACTGCTTCGGCAAGATCGGAATCTGATCGAAGGGCAACCCCTCCCACACATAGGGCTGCATCGTGTCTGGATGGATCGACGGCGGCAAGACATCCTGCACCGGGCCACCGCGAAGCTCGAAGACGGTTGTGTTGCCACGGCCATCCTTGTTCGGCCATGCGATTGAATGGCGGGATAGGTCATCCCGATGGGCGCGGAAGATCAATTTCCCTCGCCCCTCCCGGCCCCGGATTCTGGCAGTTGACGCCATCAAGGCGTCTAGATCGAGACCCAGCCCCTCGAATATAATCCGCGTCCATTCCATGTGGTCGATGTCAATGGCGCATGTGCCGGTCCATTGATGGATGAGGCCGACATTCCAAGTCGGATTCTTAGAATAGAAGTCGATGGCACCCTGGCCGGTAAGTGCCTTGTCCTTCTGATTCCAGCCGTAAGATGTCGGCCCCTTCTGTCCTGCCGGGATGGGGACGAGATACCAGCCGAGTTCGGTGTACTGCTTGATGCTCTCGATGATGGTCATTTATGCACGGCCTTCAAAAAACTCCGTGAGCAGCTTGATCGTCTCATATCGAGCGCCGGGAGCGCCATCCCGAATCGCTTTCACGGTGTTGTAGGAAAGGCCGGTGGCCTTGACGATCTCGGGAATGTCAGCCCCGGTAAGGCGGGCGCGAATCTCTTCGATGGATAACATCGGTCAGTCTCCTGCTTGGTGATTGCAATTTTTTCTATTGCACGCATTTCAGAAATATGCAATAAGCCATTCCGTTGAGAGAAAAGGAGGCTGACATGAGCAGCAACATCACGGGCCTTTGCGGGGCCTGGCTTGAAGCCAAACGCCGTGAAGACGAAGCCATTGAGGCGCGTCGCAAGATCGAGCAAGACATCACTGAAGCACTGGACGCCAAGACCGAAGGCGCGATCACGCACAAGGTCGAGCCGTATCGGGTGACGCTCACCCAGCCGATCTATCGCAAGATCGATCTGGCAGTCTGGGAAACGGTCAAGCACGACATGCCCGCTGAATCTTGGCCGATCAAGGTCAAGATCGAAGTGGACGATGCCGGATGCAAGTGGCTTGCAAAAGAACGTCCCGAACTCTGGTCCATCGCTGCCAAGGCCATCACGGCAACGCCGGGAAAGATCGGCGTCAAGGTGGTGGCCGATGAGTAAGGACATCTACGGAGCAGCAGACGCATTGCAATATGCCCGCGACCACTTGGTCATTGCAAGGACTGACAAAGAGAACCGCGCTCATCATGTGCGATGCGCTGTAGAGAACCTGCGAGAGGCAATGCGGATACTCGGAGTTAAGGAGGCCGAGAACGATGGCAATTGATCTGAAGAAACTGGAGCGCCCGAAAGGGCAACGCCCAATCATCGCAACGGTGTTCGGTGAAGGCGGAATGGGCAAATCAACCTTGGCTGCGATGTTCCCGAAGCCGGTGTTCATCCGCACCGAGGATGGCACGGCATCCCTTGCTGGCAACGACGAGGTGATGCTCTTTCCGCTGGTCTCGTCCAGTCAGGAGGTGCTGGATCAGATCGAGGCATTGGCAACGCAAGAGCATGACTTCAAGACGGTGGTGATTGATAGCATCACGCAGCTTGCCACGCTCATCGAGCATGAGATTGTTGCAGCCGATCCCAAGGCCAAGAGCATAAACCAAGCCGGTGGCGGTTACGGCGCTGGCTATAATACCGCCGCCGAGAAGCACCGGCAGGTGCGGGAATGGGCTGGAGCACTGGCTTACGAACGCGGCATGAACGTTGTCTTCATCGGCCACGCTGACACCGAGACGCTCGATCTGCCAGACTTCGATCCATTCGCCAGATACACGGTGCGGATGCACAAGAAGTCACTGCCGCACTATACTGACAACGTGGATCTCGTGGGCTTGATCCGGCTCAAGACCTACGTCCGAGGTGATGGCGACAAGAAGCGGGCGATC